CAGCTGCTGTTCCGCTACTGGAAGCACTACTCGAAGCTGCTCGGTCGCCCGGACTTCACGCCGGAGACCCAGGACTTGATCGCGCTGCAGCAGATCCGCGAGTTCAAAGGGCTCAAGTTGGTGCAGGACGGGCGGTTTCCGGAGGCGGTCCACCAGGTGCGAAGCTCTGGGCCAGCCTGCCTGGCGCCGGCTACGGCCAGCACGAGAACAGCTACGACAAACTCCTCGCCGCATACATCAAGGCCGGCGGCGAGCTCGCATGAAAGGATCCTGATGGCCGAGCTCACAACCCCCGCAGCTGCCGCCGCGTTCGGCAGCGCGATCACCGTGGCAGGCGTGGCCACGGGCATCCCACCCGACCTGGTGCTGCCAGGCGCCGCCGGCGCGATGTACGCGGTCCTGCGCACCGATGAGGGCCGGGCCTGGGGTCGCGTCGTCCAAGTGGTGGTCGGCACACTGTTCGCAACCTGGTGCGCGTTACCCCTGTCGATCGTAGCGGCCGACGTCGTGCCAATCCTCGGCAAAGTCCCGCAGGACATGCTCCGCTACCCGCTGGCGCTCGTCCTGGGCTGGGGCGGCCTGCGGGCGCTCACGCTGCGCGGCGGTGCTATCCTGAAAGGAGGCAAGCCGTGATCGAAGAACTCGTCGTAGTCGAGCTGTTCGCCGCTGTGCTGCTGTCTGTCAAGGCGGTGCACGTGCTCAACAAGATGAACCTGGCCGCCCACCCCTGGCTGGCGCTCTCGTGGGTGGGCCTCGGGGGGTCGGCGGCGCAGCTGGCCACCAACCTCTACACCGGCGCCACGTCACCGGACTACACCATCGCGGCGCTGCTCGTCGCGGCCACCGCGGTACTGGTACTCGACCGTCGCAGGCGCAACGGCTGAAAACGCTTGACAAGCTAACATGTTAGCTCGTATATAGTCGACATGACCACGCCCATCACCGTCCCCGTAGCGCAGGCGCTATACCGCATTAAGGTGTCCCCGGAGTTTGAAGAGCTTCGGAGCTTCCTGCGGCAGCTGCACGCCGACAGCTTGGATCTTCTGCAGAGCATCCAGGATGACCGGCAACTGCGGCAGGAGCAAGGACGGGCGCAGGCCATGCGGTACTTGCTGGACCGCATCGAAAAATCCGATGAGACCCTGGCAAAGCTCGGACAACGCAAGTAGACCATAGCCGGCGGCGGCAGGCACCCACGGTGGGTAGACCGCGCCCAAGGTGAGTTTGGCACTCAGGAGAGAAAATGTCGCAAACCGCACTGCCCCCCAGCGTACAACGTCAGCTCGACGAAGCCGCCGCGCTCGAAGCGCAGCTGTACGGCCAGGCTCCCACCCCCAAGGAGGTGGTGAATACCGACGCGCCGCAGCCCGCAGAGACCCCGCAGCCGACCCCCGCTGAACCGGCGCCGGTGGAGCAGCCCGCTCCGCAACCCGAAGAAGAGACGTTCCGGCAGCGCTACAACGTGCTCCAGCACAAGTACAACGCCGAGGTACCGCGACTCCACGCGCAGCTGCGTGAAGCCGTGGCCAACATCACCCAGCTCACCGCCGAGGTGCAGCGCCTGCAGCAAGCCACTGCGCAGCAACCGACGACGTCGGTACCGCAGGACGAGGAGGACACCGAGCGTTTCGGCGAAGACCTCATGGCGGCCATTGACCGCCGCGCCACGGCGCTGGCCCAGCAGATGCTGCAGTCCCGCGACGGCGAGATCACGCAATACATCCGCAGCCTCGAAGCCAAGCTCGAGAATGTGGGTGAGCGGGTGGTGCAGACCGACCAGGAGCGCTTCTACGCCGCGCTTGCGCAGCGCGTCCCGCAGTGGGAGGCCATCAACACCAACCAAGCCTGGCTGGCCTGGTTGAGCGAGGTGGACCCCGTCTACGGGCAACCCCGTCAAGCGGCGCTCGATGCTGCTGCCAACGCGCTCGACGCCAACCGTGTCGCAGCGATCTTCGAGGCATTCAACGAGCTAACACGTAAGCCCGTTGATGCGAAGGCCAAGGAGACCGCGCGTAAGCAGCTGGAGCGCCAGATCGCCCCGCAACCCGCCAGTGCGTCTGCCCCGTCGCAGGCCGCCGGCGAGCACTGGACCCAGGCCGACTACGAGCGCGCCTACGACCCCCGCATCCATCGCCAGGTTGGCCCCGAAAAGGCCGCCCAGATGATGGCGGAGGCCGACAAGGCACTCGCTGAAGGTCGTGTCCGGTTCTGAGGGCACCCCTCCCTGAATAGGACCAAAATCACATGGCTACCGTAACCGCTTCCACCCCCCTGCTCGGCGCCGGCGGCGCCTTCGCCGGCCTGCAGGCCTCCGGCACCTTCATCCCGACCCTGTGGTCGAGCAAGCTGAATTAACCCCAGGGTTTGTGTTCAGCCTAAATCGGTTCTGAATAACTGGAACGCCGGCCTGAGGGTCGGACAACCAGAGGGAAGTGTGAAGTAACTTAGGAGCAGCCCATGGGCAGACTAAGCGAAAAGTATGTAGCAGGTTTCTTCGATGCTGACGGTAGCGTGCAAGTGGTGTTCGTGGCGGACTGCGTCACCCCCCAGCTGCGCGTGGCGTTCAGCCAGAAATCTGAGCAGGATGAGGTTTTGCATTTGATCCAGAAGGATTACGGCGGCTCCATCTCCTTCGACATGGTTGGAAACGGCCAGTACACGAAACTGTCGATGGGGGGTAACCGGAGCTGCGCAGCGTTCCTGAACAGGATCAAGAAGCACACCGTCTTGAAGCGCCGGTACATCGAGGTTTGCCTCGATCTGTGCACCCGGAAGCTGGACCGCGGCGAGATCGACCGCGTGAAGGCATACCTGAAGGCACAGCGTAAGGTGAAGTCGTACCCGCTTCCGAATTTCCCGCCGCGCAAATGGTTGGCGGGGTACTTCGATGGAGATGGTTGTGTGAGCGCGACCCTTCGTGGTGGAGCAGGCGGCGCCTCCGTGCGCGTCCATATCGCTGCGGAGAAGTGCTACACGGGCGGGATCGAAGTCATCCACCAGGCCTTCGGTGGAAGCTATCGCCCGATGCGGAGAACGTCGACCAGTGGTACCTGGATGGGCCGGCGAACAAGCTGGTTCAGTTCCTGAGCTACTTCGGCCAGCACACGGTCACCAAGCGCGACCAGATCGATTCATCCTGAGGTGCGCCGAGATGGGACATTTCCGTGACGGGAACAACATCGTACCGGCACTGAAGCACCTAAAAGCACACCCGCACAGACTGAGTGAACCGAAGCCAGACGTCCACGCACTGGTCTCCAAGGTACAGGATCTACCCCCGTTCCGGCTCACCCCGGACGCGTACCAGGAGCGCAGCAGAAAAGCGTGGGATACCCGTAGGGCTATGCGACAGTCGGAGACTGGAGAGGCATGATGCACCCTCACCAGGACACGGCAAAGTTTTACACTGCATCCACCTTCGCCGACATCTGCAACACCAACTGGGAAGGCGAGATCTCCGGCATGGGTGACAAGATCGTCATCAACAACATCCCGGACATCGCGATCAGCACCTACGTCCCGGGCGCTGGCCTGACCTACCAGGTGCCGACCCCGAGCACCCTGGAGCTGCAGATCGACAAGGGCAAGTACTTCGCCTTCCAGGTGAACGACATCATCGCCCACCAGTCGCAGCCCAGCCTGATGGACATGTTCTCGAACGACGCGTCCATGCAGATGAAGGTCGCGGTCGACTCCGAGTGCTTCTACGGCACCTTCCGCGGCGCCGCGGCGGCCAACCAGGGCGCCACCGCCGGCGTGAAGTCCGGCGCGTACAACCTTGGTACCGAGGCCGCTCCGGTGACGCTGACCGGCGCCAACATTCTGCAGACCCTGACCGCCCTCGCCGGCGTGCTCGACGAGCAGAACATCCCGGAAACCGAGCGTGCGCTGATCATGGATCCGGTTACCCGCCAGATCCTGATGCAGTCCAACCTGGCGCAGGCTCAGTTCATGGGTGACAGCCAGTCGATGGTCCGCAACGGCAAGATCGGCGCGATCGACCGCTTCACCGCGTACGTGTCCAACAACCTGCCGCGCACCAACGCGACCCAGGCATACTGGACCTCCGGCGACGGTACCCAGATTGCCACCGCTGCGGCCGGCACCACCGACCGGCGCCGTGTGCTGATCGCTTGCCACAAGTCGGCCATCAGCTTCGCCAGCCAGATGACCAAGCTCGAGACCGTTCGCAACCCGAACGACTTCGGCGACTTCGTCCGCGGCGTGAACGTCTACGGCTACAAGGTCACCAAGCCCGAAGCCATGGCGATCGCCATCGTCAAATAACCACCGCGGGGCCCTTCGGGGCCCCAGTCAGGAGATCCCATGAGCTGGACTTACAACGAAGCTGCCGAGCTGCTCGGCGAAACCGGTCAGACTGTCGCCGGCAACCTGATCGCCTACGACGGCACGCACCTCCTGGTCGGCACCACGTCCGAGACCGGGGTGTTCTCGCTGACCAACGCCGGGCATGCGCTGCTTGAGAAGCTGCGCGCCGAGCGCGTGCAGGCCGTAGTCGCGCAGGCGACCGAGCCGGAGGTCAAGCCGCGCGGCAAGAAGAAGGTAGAACCCGAGTCCGAGAAGGTGGAAGTCGCGCCGGAATCGGTCAGCGAGCTCGACCTGGATCTGTAACATGCCGGTGTCCCTGGACCTGCTGATCCCGGACGTCGCGATCGAGGCGATCGGCGCCCCCGACTTTCTGGTGCGCAACGCCGTGCGTGACGCGGCGATCGACCTGTGCCGCCGCACGCACCTGTGGAACGAGGTCCAGGCCCCGCAGCCCTACACGACGGGGCAGGCCGCCTACACGCTGGCAGCTCCGGCCGGTGCCACGATCATCAGCGTGCTCGGTATCACCGCCGACGACGAGCGCCCGCTGGCGCCTACCACCGTCCCGCTACTGACCGCGATGATGCCGGACTGGCAAGTCAAGTCCGGGCGGGTGCTGTATTTCACCCAGGGCTTGATGCCCGGCGACATCCGCTTTGTGCGGGTGCCCGAAGCCGACGGAACCTTCGCAGCGCACGCCGTGTACGCACCGGCACCAGACGCCACCGACCTCCCGGACACGCTCGTCACGCACCACCGCGAGACGCTCATCAATGGGGCCCTCGGGCGTGTCCTGATGATGAACAGCAAACCGTGGAGCAATACCGCGTCGGCCCAGTACAACCTGACCCGCTTCTTCGCCGGCGTGAACCGCGCCCGCATTGACGCCAACAAGCACAACTCGGCTGCGGATCTGCGTGTCACCCCACGCCACTTTGTGTAAGAGACCATGGCGACCCTCACCACGACCCCGATCCTCACGCGCGTAGCGGCGCTTATCCAGGATCCTACCAACGTCCGGTGGCCGAAGCCGGAGCTACTGGCGTACTGTCGGATGGTCAGCGTGAGCTGTGCCTGTTCAAGCCGGACGCGTGCGCCAAGACCGCTGTGGTCGACCTGGTCGCCGACACGCGCCAGGTGCTGCCCTCCGACGGCGTTGTGCTGATTGACGTGGTCCGGAACATGGCGGGCAGCAAGCGGGCGCCGCGCGTGGTGACGCGGGAGATCCTGGACGTGCAGACGCCGGACTGGCACACCAGTACGCCGGACGTCGACGTCAAGTACTACACGTTCGACCCGCAGAACCAGCGCGTGTTTTACGTGTACCCGCCGAACACCGGCACCGGTTCCCTGGAGGTCGTGTACGCGGTCTCGCCCCCTGAGCTCGCCGACGGTGACGCACTGCAGGTCGACTCCGTGTGGCTGCCGGCCCTGGTGAACTACGTGATGTACCGCTGCTACAGCAAGGACGCCGAGTACGCCGCCAACGCCAACCTGGCCGTCGCCTACTATCAGGCGTTCACCAACCTGCTGGCCGGAAAAACCTCGGCCGAAGCGGCACTCGACGCCCGGCAAAACAGCGTCGGCACTGCCGCGAAGGGGTAGTCCATGACCGTTCTGTCGATACGCAGCTTCACGGGGGAGATCCCGCGGCTCCCGGCGGACCGGCTCCCGGACGGCGCCGCCCAGTTCGCGCAGAACTGTGACTTCACCCACGGCGAGCTGCGCCCCCTGGCTGGGCTGGGTCCGCACTACGAGACGGGCGCCGGCGCGCGCCCATGCCGCGGGCTCTTCACGCCGGACGGGCAGAAGTTCTTCGCCTGGGACAAGCCGACCCGTGCATTCCTCGCGCCGACCATCGACGATGTGTGGGGCCGCGTCTACTACAACACCGAGGGCGCCGGACTCAAGGTGTCGCAACGGTCGGCGCTGTACGACAAGACAGCTCAACCGCGCCCGCCCGCCGCTGGTTCTCGCTGGAACGTGGGTGTGACCCGACCGAACGGGCTGACGTCCGCCGTGAGCACCGACCTCGCCCTGGACGTGTACGTGCAGACGCTGAAGTATGGCGTGCTGGTAGAAGAGGTGCCGGTCACGAGTACGACGACGGTGACGCCGGGCGTGACGTACGACGTGACGATCCCGCCGGGGGCCCTCACGGTGGACACTACCACCACGACTGCCGCCAGGCTGCCCGAAGTAGGCGTTGTGGACGTCACCGTAAGCACTTCCGGCGGTATGACGGGTGATGGGTTCACCATCGTTAACTCCAGCACAACGGAGGTCTTCGCGCGATACTTCGTCGGGGACGATGTACTCTCTTTCGAGCGAAGCCATCCGGCGTTCCCATCGCAATGGGTCACACGCACTTGCCCGGCAGACGGGTGGCTCGTCGCGCAAAAGCTCACGGGTGGATACTCGCTGTACGTTATCGACCCCGACGGGGTGGTATCGCAGGACTACGCAGGCGCCTTCTCAGAGCCGATACGCAACATCGTCTACAAGGGTCAGGCGTACGCTACGCCGCAGGCCTTGTACGAGGCTATCTACGTTGCCGGAAACACCACGACAACTG